GTCAACACTGCCCATACACATAACGCCATTACGGGGAAGCATGTAGCTGACCCCATAGGTGCGTGTTTGTGCAGAGTTACCAAGCGGCCATCCGGTAGCTCGGTCTTGCTGCTCCTACAAGCCGTTAACGCGTCGGCCCAATTACTTGGGAATAGACGATTAACAAGCTCAAGGGACAGTAAGTCCGATGCGTCCTTCAGGTCCAGAGTAGCCAGTTGCCCGGCGTACACGCTGAAGAGTTCGTGATGCAGATCACGATCCTCTAGGTACTTGACCGTCTGTCGTTGGCGCACTCGCGCCAAGCAGCAGGTGCACACCCCACAGTAGTTCTTACTATGGTGTATGTGATGGGTACACGATGTTTCGTCGGCTTTGACACCGATATGAACCTCGCCGGAATTGGGTAAATCACCTAATTCCGAACCCATCCTTGTACTCCTATCGCCCATCCATGACTTGTTAGTCATCGAACCAGCGTAGGCAGCTAATTGGTTGTACTCTTGACGCGTGAAATTCACGCGTCTACGGGTGTAGCTGTGCCCTTCGATAGTCTCCACTAAGGAGGCCATCAGGCCCTGCTGAATCCACATAGTCTCACGGGGCTCGCAGCTAATCAGCCGCGGTCCGCGTGCGTCCTTGGGGACCAGCAGTACCTTTGCACAGGGGTCATATGACTCCTGAACGAGGTATTCGTCAAGCTTATCGCAAAATGCGGTCGGCGAGGCGTAATAGTACTCATTCATCGGCCAAATTTTGTCGATTTTGTCGACAAATCTAGGTGTCCGATAGCGGTCACGAACTTTCGTGCCGCACGCAGACACACCCGACCCGTGTTTTGGTGATATCTCCCGGGGATCACTCCCCGCAAGAACACGCCGCACGAGTCGAGAAGCCTCATCTAGCAAGTGTGCTAGGTCGACATCGCCTCTTTTGCAAGAGGTTAGGTCGACAGTGTGCCAGTACGGCACACGGCGAGACTCCTCAAGTCTAAAGGAAGCCAAGAATTCTTCATTTTTGATGAAGGACTCAATAACTTCCGATTCTGACTTAGGTGTATGACCACCACGGAGCTTGGTGAACACAGCTGTGAGCTGATTCACGCAAGCGACTGCATCCACGTTAATATCCAATAACAACACCCCAGAGTCTGCGAAGACCTGGGATATAGCATTGTATAAGAAGCGTGGGAGGACGGAGCCACGTTTTGCCCCGAACCTCGCTGTGTTACTATAGTACCCTTGACCTATGGAGGTCAAGAAGTCCGATCGTAACGCTTTGAGGTTGCGGGCGTAAAACTCCGGTCCTTCTGATTCTAGCCGCCGGTTAAACGTTTCAACGTCTTCATCGGTGACTAGGTCAGACCAGCGGTTATTACGAGCAAGCCCAAGCCAAATGGCTTGGAGGCGATTATTGTTAGGTATATTTGTTTTCATAATAATGACAACTCATCTACCGTACAACCTTCGCTAATACTATAACACATATCCCAGAAGGGAACCGCCTTACACCACTAATCACTCGCCAAAAGGCTTGTGATCATAGTGCGGGACAGGATTGGTAGGGACATCCGTTGTTACGGAGTGTTTACCAGGTAGAAGTTTGGGTCTTGATATTCCGCTTTGTCGGGCAGCACCATGTCGGATTGAAATCCTTTCATAGAGCTGCACGAGCAGGCACAAGACATTATAAACAAACTTGATACCACCAACGTGCATTGCCTAAGTGTTTTCATTTAGAATTCACTAGAGAAGGGACCACTGACTCGCGTCAGAGGCCCTCCTTGTTCAGGAATGCAGTTTGGAATCCTGCCGTGCCAGCCAGTGCGAGGAACGTCGCAATGTGCCCCTTGATGTCGGCATCGCTAGTAAGCGATGACCGTTGCACCACGAGGTACACGCGATCTTTGTACGTGGCCCCGACAGTTGTGCCGGGGACAGGGTACGTAGCTGTGATATCGATCAAATGTCGATTCGACAGGTTCTTCTGTGTCTGGTGCTGTACGGACAGAGTCCGTGCAGCCGATGCTGCGAGGCCTTGTACTGAGTACGAGGCATGAGTCTCGGAACCGCCTTGGCCGGTGAATGTCCACGCGTAAGCGCCGGCACCGACTGTATATGTGTTTGATAGCATTAGTTTAGCTTGTAAACAGGGGCGTCAGCTATTATGCTGAAAACCCTGGTAATGTATGGTCCGCCTATAAGAAGATGGAAACTCACCTGAGCTTCCTACGAATCTTCTGTAGTGCGAGTTCGAGTCCTGTGATGAACTGCCCGAAATCGGGCAGTTGCGCCATAGGAATATATGTGTTCGGAACGGCTATAGGCAGAGATGTTAACTTCCGCCTATCGTATTCCGAATTCGTGAACGCCATGAAGCGGTTCAACCCGCTTGCATTGTCCACGACGCAGTTTGCCGACGTGAGGGGTGTTATTACCTCACTCGACGTGCCGACTGTTAGTGTCTTCACCGACGACCAACAACCGACTGTTATTAACCAGGACGGGTCTGGCTTACGCCAGCTAAACTGCTCCAGGAACGTCTGGACTGGTAGAAACCAGTCTACGACGAAGCTCCATGGAACCGCCTCCCATATATCCGTTGCCCCGAAACTCAACCCTAATCTCTCGATTAGTGTTTTGTTCCGAAGTACGTCAATGGTCGGCAAATACAACGGGTCGATGCGTTTTAATGCACCGAAAACCCACGTTTTATTTGTCCGTCTACTAGTGGACGCAGACCGAGTGTAACAACCAAGGGTATCCGAGCTCACGCTCGACCCATGATTGATTACCTCACATCTAGAGTCTCTAAACATTCCGGCTACGGGAAACCGCTTTGCAAGCAGTTCCTGTACCTTACTGTTTATCCCCTCTAATGCTGCGTGTACGGAATCGATATCCCTCTTCAAGGGGGCGAGTCCGAACTTCCACATAAGGTCCAAACCAGCAATCGTCTGCAATAATTGCAACGGCGATTTAACAGTGCGCTCAATATTGAGGCACCACTTCTCGAGCTCTTCGATGCTTTCGGCCCTCTTCCGCCTAGCCGCCGCCCACAAAAAGTGGATCGGCAGCAGGTTTATTAGGTCCCAAGTATCTTTGAGCTCGTACAGTGAGTTCAGACCTGACAACACTTCCTTGCTTATGCTTGGAACACGAGCAAGGGCAACAGACGTACCATCTGGAATCGGAACATGCGGGTTAGATGCCTGCAGGTTCTCCAGGTTGTACGGTACATTGCTGCCACCCAGCGTAGTCTTCATCACCCCGAAGGGTGAGTTGGGATTACGCTGAGTAAACTGTGCACTAGGGGTTTCATCCGCGGTTACTATTGTTTTCACATTGTAACAAGGATGAATTTCTCCTGCTGATCCCGTCTCATCTGTTATTGATGCGCGGTTATCAGTGAACGAATTATAGCCCGCTGAAAGCGGGCTAGTTCTAGCTGAATAGGTTAAACCATTCTTGGGATTTTGAAAATTCCCAGTAATAGTGATCGATCCAGCTGTAGTCGTCAGGCCCGATGAAGGGATCCTGGCGCCATTTGTTCTAGTGCGTGTTGCCATTGGTTATTAACGCGAC